GTAACAATTGCTAAAAAATTAGGTGTGCCACTAGAACTTTATGCGAAACAATTAAATATCACGAAGGAGAGATAAGCATATGACAGATAAAAAAATAGACTCCCGTGCGAGCCAAACAAAAGTTAAAGAACAGAAAAAAGTTTGGACTCCACCATCATCTTTAGATGCCCCACCCGCACCAGATGGTTTTAAACACAGGTGGATAAGAGCTGAGTCGATGGGTTTTGATGATTCATCAAATATGTCGGCAAAGTTAAGATCAGGATTTGAATTAGTTAGATCTGATGAATATTCTGATGTTGATTATCCAACTATTAATGACGGGAAATACAAAGGGGTTATCGGAGTTGGCGGCCTTTTGCTGGCAAGGATACCTAACGAAATTGTTAAGTCGCGCGAAGAGTATTTTAAACAACAAACTCAAGACCGAAATGACGCGATCGAAAACGATTTAATGAAGGAACAGCATCCAAGTATGCCGATCAACAATGATCGACAGACTCGTGTAACCTTCGGTGGTACGAAGAAAAGTTAATTTTTTAACAATTCTTACCAACGGATAAATTAAATCGTACTGGAGGCCTTTCGAGGCAGGTACATAAGGAGATAAAACTATGGCTAACAAAGACGCAGCGTTCGGTTTCAAACCTACAAGACATCTTACAGGTGGACAAATCAGAGCGGAAGAATATGCTATAGCTGCAAACTACGGATCAGACATTTTTACTGGTCAAGTAGTTGAAGCAGTTACAGCAGGTGGTATAGAAGCAGCGGCAGCTGGAGACACTCAACAATTAGGTGTTTTCGGTGGCGTGTTTTATACTGATCCAACAACAAGTAAACCTACATTTAAAGCTTATTATCCTGCAAGCACAAACGCTTCAGACATAGTAGCTACAGTGTATGCGGATCCATATATTGTGTTCGAAGCACAACATGATGGTACAGGAACAGCAGCAATGAATCATGGTGGATTTGATTTTACAGGAGTAGGCGGAAGCACTCTTACTGGACAATCAACTTCAGAAATTGATACATCAACTGTTACTACATCAGGTGGTTTCAAACAAATCGGTATATCAAAAGATCCGGACAATAGTGATACAAGCTCGGCAAATGCGAATGCATATGTTGTATTTAATACTGGTGAGCATGTGTTTAAATTAACAACAGCACTAGGTTAATAGTTAGAATAGGAGAATAAAAAATGGCTATATCAAGATCACAACTAGTTAAAGAACTAGAGCCAGGTTTGAATGCACTATTCGGCTTGGAATATAAAAACTATGCAGATGAGCATGCAGAAATTTTCGACGTAGAAAATTCTGACAGAGCTTTTGAAGAAGAAGTGATGTTATCTGGTTTCGCAAATGCTTCAGTTAAACCTGAAGGATCAAGCGTTAACTACGATACAGCACAAGAATCTTTCACTGCTAGATACACTCACGAAACGCTTGCTTTAGCGTTCTCAATCACTGAAGAAGCGATTGAAGATAACTTGTATGATAGACTTGCGTCTAGATATACAAAAGCATTAGCTAGATCAATGGCAAATGCTAAACAAGTTAAAGCAGCAAATGTATTAAACAATGCATTTGATTCAAGCTTCACAGGTGGTGACGGCGTAGAACTTTGTTCTGCAGTTCACCCAATTGTGGCTGGAACGTTCAAAAATGAGTTGTCAACTGCAGCTGACCTTAACGAAACTTCGTTAGAGCAAGCTCTTATTGACATCGCAGCAATGACTGATGAAAGAGGTCTAAAAATTGCAGCAAAAGGAGTTAAAATGATAATTCCTTCAGCGCTTCAATTTACTGCTGAGAGATTAATGAAATCTCAAGGTAGAACTGGAACTGCAGATAATGATATCAATGCAGTCGGTAGCATGGGAATGATCCCACAAGGTTACGTAGTAAACCACTACTTAACTGATACTGATGCGTTCTTCATTAAGACTGATGTTCCTAACGGATTAAAAATGTTCGTTAGAGCACCAATCAAAACTGCAATGGAAGGCGACTTCGAAACTGGAAACGTAAGATACAAAGCTAGAGAGAGATATTCTTTTGGATTCTCAGACCCTAGAGGTATCTTTGGATCACCAGGAGCATAATCGTAATAATTTTGTGGCCGGACATAGTTCGGCCACATTGTAATAAGAAAGTAGAAATATGAAAAAATTCCTAATAACTATCTGGGCCTATGATCATTATGCAAAATTTCAAGTTTTGTCTGAAGATAATGCCAATTCTCTCGAACAATCGATCCTTGACAAATTGGGAGAAAAGAGTATAAATTGGGAATATCTTGGTATATCATATGATAACCGAGTAAACAGAATAACCTATGAGGAGGTTGTTGATGATACAAGACCTATACAAACGAAAAAGGTCCTTGGAGTTGAAGTGGGAACAGGAGCATCTGTCTAATGGTAGATACACTCTTGAAATGGTCAGAATCGATGACAAAGTTAAACAAGTCATTACTGACATTAAGCTTGAAGAAGCTAAAATTGCTCACAGACAAAATAGCGTTGAAGGCGCTGCTCCACAAGTTTCTGTAGCTACTTAATCAAAAGCTACATCGTTGGAAAAATCCAATCCACATTACAGGCTCTCTTGCACTCTACTAAAAACTGTTGTATAAAAATCACACTATACAAATTAAAATAAGTTAAATGTAGACGCGTATAGTCGACATCCCTAGGGACTACATTTAAGATATCTAGGAGGATATTAATATGGCAAATACAACTTTTACAGGTCCGGTACGATCTGAAAGTACACTTAAAACAATCAGTAAAAACTCTACTACTGGAGCAATTACTGAAGTAATTACTATGGGTGATGCACCAGTTGCATTAGGAGATGAAGACAAAACTCTTGATAACGCAACACACAGTGGAAGAACTCTTGTAGTTCCTGCACTTGCAGCTAACAGAACAATTACATTACCGGCACCAGTTGCTGGTGCACACTTTAAATTTATTTATGGTGGCGCTGCGGAAGAAGCAGAAAATTTAATTATAATAACACCGGGAAATACTAATTTCTTTATTGGTGGAGTTATTCATTTAGATTCAAATGCTGATAACGTATCTGTTTATTCTGATGGAAACTCTAACTCAAAACTAACTCTTACAGATTTTGGTTTATTTGAAATAAATATATTAGCTAAAGATTCTACTAACTACTATATTTGGGGTCAAGCAGAAGGCGCAGACGTGCCTGCATTTGCAGATCAGTAATACATAATTATGTGGGGCTTCGGCCCCACAGTTTCTTAATTAAGGAGGGAAACAATGGCAGACACAGTAACAGGACCAACTATCTTACAGCAAAACGATAAGAGAGTTGTTATTAAAATAGTAAACCAATCAGACGGATCAGGTGGAACTACAGTTTTTGGAGATGTATCAGCACTAGATGCTAGAGAAGACGGAACTGCAGTAGCTCATCTAGGACTACTTAGAGTTTGGTATTCATGTCAAGGTGGCGATGGAGGAGACTCTTACGCTAGATTAGATGAAGAAGACTCTGACGGAGATATTCCTATTATCGGATTAACTGGTGCAGGATATTGGGACTTTAGAGAATTTGGTGGAATACCAGCAGATAAATCTAGTAACAGTAATCAAAGCGATGTTAATCTTGTTGTACCAGGCGCAGCTGATTCTGGTAACATGTATACGATTATAGCAGAGTTTCAGAAAATTTATTAAGGAGGGTAACTAATGGCCAATACAACTTCCGGCACAGTTACTTTCGACAAAACTTTTGCTGTAGATGATCTAATAGCAGAAGCATATGAACGTATAGGTTCACAAGTAACTTCTGGATATCAATTAAAATCTGCAAGAAGATCTTTAAACATTCTTTTTCAAGAATGGGGTAATAGAGGTTTGCACTACTGGGAAGTAGGTGAAACTAATATTGATTTAATTGAAGGCCAAGCTGAATATACTTTCTATAGAGCAAGTGGAGATGGAACAAGTTCTAGCACAAATGCAACATCTGATGTTTATGGAGTTGCAGATGTTTTAGAAGCAACGTTTAGACAAAACAGAACACAGACTACTCAATCAGATGCAGCAATGACAAAAATTGATAGATCAACTTATTCTAGTTTGTCTGCAAAATTATCTAAAGGAACACCATCACAATATTTTGTTCAAAGATTAATTGATAAAACTACAGTTACAGTTTACCCGACACCAGACTCAACAGCTGCATCTAAAGATATGCATATTTATTATGTAAAAAGAATACAAGACGCAGATTCTACTTATACAGATGCAACAGATGTACCATATAGATTTGTACCTTGTATGGTTTCAGGATTAGCTTTTTACTTATCACAAAAGTTTAATCCACAAGCATCACAACAATTAAAACTATATTATGAAGATGAATTGGCAAGAGCATTAGCTGAAGACGGTTCTTCTTCTAGTACATACATAACCCCTAAAACTTATTACCCAGGAACTTAATGGCACAAGCAAGAGGAAAATACGCAAAAGCAATATCAGACAGATCAGGAATGGAGTTTCCATACAGAGAAATGGTCAAAGAATGGAATGGTCATTTAGTGCATCAATCTGAATTTGAAGCTAAACATCCTCAATTAGAATTAAGATCAAGATCAGGAGATGCACAGAGTTTATATGATGCAAGACCTGCTAGAACTGAAAATGAAGTTGCAAGACCTTTAGGACCAAACCCTTTTCAAACGATTGCAGCATCATCAGGCATTATAAATGTGTTTGAAAAATCTCATGGGAGATCAACAGGTGATACTGTAAGATTTAGAGGACCTATTTATACAACATCAGATCCAGATGCTTTTCAAAATCCAGTTGGTTTTGATGGTGTTACAGGAACTAATTTAGCAAAAGCTGCAGGATATTCTATTACGGTTGGTAAAAGAGATTCAAGTGGTAATATTGCAAACACAACAGATTTCTATCACTTTACTGTAGACACAAACACTGCTACAACAGGTGGTATATCAGGAGGAGGCAATAGTTGTTCGGCTGGTCCAGCAACATTGACAGCGTAATATGGCAGGATTAAGTGCATCAGGATTAAAAACACAAATAAGAAGTTACACAGAAGTTAGTTCTACTGTGTTATCAGATAGTGTATTAGAAAATATTATTTTAAATGCACAATACAGAATTTTTAGAGATGTGCCTATTGATGCAGATAGAAAAACATCTACAGGTAATTTTACATCTGGAACAGGAACTGTGACTGTACCAGCTGGAGCCGTATTTATTAGAGCAGTGCAGGTTTACACTGCAACTGGATCTACATATACTGGTGCTAATACATACTTAGAAAAAAGAGATTTAACATTTTTAGAAGAATATATTTCAGCAACTACATCTACTGGGACACCAAAATATTACGCTATGTTAGACACAGGAGCAACTGGAGAGAGTTCATCAAACTCTGGATCTATAATTGTGTCACCAACACCAAGTGCAACATTTGCTTACAAAATACATTACAACGCAGCTCCAGCTTTATTGGAAGACAATGATACTAATTATATTAGTTTAAATTTTCCAAATGGTCTGCTATATTGTTGCCTAGCAGAAACTTATGGGTTTCTAAAAGGTCCAGCTGACATGCTGCAATTATACGAACAAAAGTATCAACAAGAAGTACAAAAATTTGGAGGAGAACAAATAGGTAGAAGACGAAGAGATGACTATACAGATGGAACAGTCAGAATCCCTGTTAACTCACCAACACCTTAAGGAATTAAATTATGGCATCAAGTTATTCAGATCTAGGTATTGAACTAATGGCAACCGGCGAAAATGCCGGTACATGGGGGGATAAAACTAATACCAACTTACAAATTGTAGAAAAAGCAATCGCTGGTTATGTAGAAAAATCTATTGCTGGCGGTGCAGCAACAACAGCTTTATCAATTACAGACGGTGATACTACTGAGTCAACATCTGTTGCAAGACACGCAGTTATAAAACTAACAGGAACTATTACAGGTAATCAAATTGTAACTGTTCCAGACTCAATTGAAAAAGTTTACATTGTGGTAAATGGTACAAGTGGTGCCTACACTGTACAATTTAAAACTGCATCAGGAACAGGTATAACTTTTGGTACAACTGATAAAGCAGCTAGATTATTATTTTCAGATGGAACAAACATTGTTGATACAGGATTTTCAACTTCTGTTGCTGCTGACGATATTTCTACAGGTGATGCCGCAGTTACACTTGCAACGTCTAGCGGTGATATAACTGTAGATGGGCCATCAGATATTATTTTAGACGCTGATGGTGGAGATATATTTTTTAAAGATGGTGGCACAACATTTGGTAGTGCTACAAACACATCAGGAAATTTAATAATTAAATCAGGTACAACTACTGCTGTAACTTTTAGTGGTGCTAACGCAACAGTTGCTGGAAACTTGTCTGTTGGTGGAGACTTCGATGTTACAGGAAGTCTTGATTTCAGTGATGCTAATATTACAAACGTTGGATCAATAGCTCTTGATACAATTACAAATGATGGCACAGACATTACTTTAGACTCATCAGGAGACATAGTTTTAGATGCAGATGGAGCTAATATAACTTTAAAAGATGGTGGCACAACTGTCATTGATTTTGTATTAAACGGATCAACAGATGTAACTTTAGATGCACCAGGAGATATTAAATTTGATGCTGATGGTGGTGATTTTAATTTTTTAGATGGTGGCACAGAAATTTTAAGAATATCTAATTCATCTAGTGATGTAATTATTAAGCCAATTGTTGATGCTAAAGATTTAATATTTCAACAAAGAGATGGAACAGAAGTTGCAAGAATTGAAGACAACGGTACTTTCAATGTTGTAACAAGTAAACTAGCTATAAATGGTACAGCAATTACATCAACAGCAGCTGAACTTAATATTTTAGATGGTGTTACATCTACAGCGGCGGAACTTAATATTTTAGATGGTGTTACATCAACAGCAGCTGAATTAAATATTTTAGATGGTGTTACATCTACAGCAGCTGAATTAAATATTTTAGATGGTGTTACATCTACAGCAGCGGAATTAAATTTAGTTGATGGAATTACAGCAGGAACAGTGTCTGCCTCAAAAGCAGTTATTGTAGATTCTAATAAAGATTTAACAGGTTTTAGAAATTTAACAATATCAGGAGATCTTACAGTATCTGGTGATGACATTACCATGGGTACAAACACTGCAGGTAATTTATTAATTGCAGATGGTACAAACTTTAATTCAGTAGCAGTAGGTTCACTATCAGAAATATCTACAGTTGCTGATGATGATGTATTTTTAGCAGTAGATACTTCAGGTGGTGGACTTAAAAAAATTGCAAGATCATCAATAGTTTCAGGGCTTGCTACATCTTCTGCATTATCAAATGTTGCAGATGATAGCACACCTCAATTAGGTGGCAATCTTGATATGAATGGTAACGATATTGTTACTACATCAAATGCAGATTTAGAATTAGCCCCTAATGGTACAGGGCATGTAACTGTTAGAGGTAATACAAATTCAGGTGCTATACAATTTAATTGTGAATCTAATTCACATGGCCAACAAATAAAGGCACAGCCACATTCTGCAGGTGTTACAAATGTTATGTTATTACCAGATGGTGCTGATTCAACTTTAGTATCTCTTGTAGCTACACAGACTTTAACAAATAAAACATTAACAACACCAGTTATTGCAGAAATAGATTCTGGTTCTACTATTACACTTGATGCAACTACGGACATTGTTCTTGATGCAGATGGTGGAGATATATTTTTTAAAGATGCAGGAACAACTTTTGGTAGTGCCACAAATAATAGTGGAGAACTTCTTATAAAATCAGGTACTACAACTGCTATGACATTTAGTGGTGCTAATGTAACACTAGAAGGTAACTTAACTGTATCGGGAACAACAACTACTGTAAACTCAACAACTGTAAATCTAAATGACCACAATATTGTATTAGATAGTGGTAATAGCACAGGTGCAGTTGTTAATGGTGCAGGTATTACGATAGAGGGTGGTAGCGGTGATGATGCTACGTTTACCTATAATACAACAGGTCCTAAGTTTGAATTAAAACTAGGTTCAAGCCATGAAGATTTACAGGTTGATCAACTTATTGCAGGATCACTAGATATTTCAGGAAACGTAGATGTAGATGGAACTTTAGAAACAGATGCTTTATCAATAGCTAGTACAACAGTAACATCAACAGCAGCTGAATTAAATATATTAGATGGAGTAACATCAACAACAGCAGAATTAAATATATTAGATGGTGTAACATCAACAGCAGCAGAGCTTAATATATTAGATGGTGTAACATCAACAGCGGCTGAATTAAATATATTAGATGGAGTAACATCAACAACAGCAGAATTAAATATATTAGATGGTGTAACATCAACAGCAGCAGAGCTTAATATATTAGATGGTGTAACTGCAACAGCAGCAGAGATTAATTTAATAGATGGTGGAACTGCAAGAGGAACTACAGCAGTTGCAGATGGTGACGGTATTCTTCACAATGACGGTGGCACAATGAGAATGACTAGTGCCGCTACGTTTAAAACATATTTTCAAGCAGGTATTTCTTCAGCAGCAGATGACATAACAGCTGGTGATGCAGCGGTAAATATCACAACCTCATCAGGTAATATTACAATCGATGCAGCTGCTAATGATACCGATATTATATTTAAAGGTACTGATAATAGTTCTGACATTACTATGCTTACTCTTGATGGTAGTGATGCTGGAACAGCTATATTTAATCATGATATTAAACTAGCTGATAATAACAAAGCTATCTTTGGTGATAGTGGTGATTTAGAAATTTATCATGAGGGTAGTCATTCTTTTATAGATGATACTGGAACTGGTAGACTTTATCTAAGAGGTAATGATGGAGTTTACATTCAAAGATATACTGGCGAAGATATGATAAAAGCCATCGCTAATGGTGCAGTTAATCTTTATTATGATAACAGTATAAAATTAGCAACAACATCTGGTGGTGTTGATGTAACTGGTAGCATATTACCTGCTGCTGATGATACACATGATCTTGGTTCTTCATCTAAACAATGGAGAGATATATACACTGGGGATATAAATTTAAATAATACTAAAACAAGAGATAATGAAGTTGATGGAACAAGAGGTTCATGGACTATTCAAGAGGGTTCAAACGACTTGTTCTTACTAAACAGACTTAACAATAAAAAATATAAATTTAAATTAGAGGAGATAAGCTAATGGCTATTATATCAAATGGAACTACAGTTATAGATGCTGGAAGTATATCAGCAGCAGGAAAAGTTTTACAGGTGGTTTCATCGACAAAAACTGACACTTATGCAAGTAACCCAAATAATTCTTACGTTGATATTGGTTTATCAGCTGCAATTACTCCAGCATCATCATCAAACAAAGTTCTTGTACAAATATCTTTAATGGGTCAAGGTCTTACAGCAGTGAACGTAGCAAACTTTAGATTGCTAAGAGGTTCAACAGTTATTTATCTAGGAGATGCTGATAGTAGTAGAGGTAGAGGATTTTCTACTGGTATGACAATTGAGGAATATTCTCAAGAAAGTAATAGTGGGACTTTCCTGGATAGTCCATCAACCACTTCAGCGACAACGTATAAAGTTCAAACTAGAAGTAACAATACAGTTTATATTAATAGAGCATCAACCAGTCAAAATGATGAAGGTAACTTTAGAACAGCATCAACAATTACACTTATGGAAATAGGAGCTTAAGGAGATATTATGACAGACGTAGCAAAAGCAATAAAAGAATTAGATAGTACAGCAGGATTTGTAGTAGATGGAGAACCTACTAATGAAACAGAGTATAAATCTAATGTTAAATTTATTTCTGGTGCTGATGAAAATGGAGTTGCAGTTTTTAAAGATACACAAGATTTTACTTGGTCACAAGTTTCAGCAAAAAAAGCTGAACTACAAACTGCATATAACGCTAAAACCTATGCAAGAAAAAGAGAAAGATCTTACCCTAATTTAAAAAAATTTGCAGAAGCATACTGTGAAAAAGAAATAAATGGAGACAGTACAAAATGGGATGCTTATAAAACAGCTTATAATAAAGTAAGATCAGATAATCCTAAGGAGTAAATTATGCTTCAAAAAGTTAAATTTGCACCAGGTTTTAATAAACAAGTTACATCTACCGGTGGTGAAAGCCAATGGGTTAGTGGTGACAATGTTCGTTTTAGATATGGTTCACCTGAAAAAATAGGTGGTTGGTCTCAATTAGGGTCTGTTGATATTACAGGTCGAAACACCGCTATCCATCATTTTGTAAATACATCAGGTATTAAATATGCAGCATTAGGCACAAACAGAATACTTTATGTTTATTCTGGTGGTATTTTTTATGACATACACCCAATTAAATCTACTACAACTTTAACATCAGCTTTTTCTACAACTAACGGTTCTTCAACTGTTACATTAACTTTTTCTTCAGCACATAATATCAATAAATTTGATATAATATTGTTAGATAGTTTTTCATCTATTACTAATTCTAATTTTAGCGCTAGTAATTTTAATGACAATAAATTTATGGTAACGTCAATACCAACAGATACGACACTCACAATTGATACTGGATCTAATGAATCGGGATCAGGAGCATCTACATCAGGTGGTATTCGTGTTAGACATTATTATCCTGTAGGACCAGCAATTGAAGTTGCAACAACAGGTTGGGGCCTTGGATCATGGGGCGGGCAACAAGCAGGTCAGTTTACATCAACACTATCATCAGAAATAAATGCAAGTGTAACATCATTAACAATGGCAAGTTCATCTTCTTTCCCATCTTCAGGAACAGTTATTGTAGGAACAGAATTAATTACATATACGTCAAATAGTGGGGGAACATTATCAGGTTTAACAAGAGGTGCTTCTGGTACGACCGCTGCAACACATTCTTCCGGTGCAACGGTAACTGATGCATCAAACTTTTTTTCATGGAATGCTGCAACATCAGGAGATATTGTAACTGCACCAGGTTTATGGTCTTTAGATAATTTAGGTAATAAACTAATTGCAACAATTAATGGCGGTGAAACATTTGAATGGAATTCAAATCCAACAGATGCCAACAGCACAAGAGCAACAATTATAAGCGGTGCACCAACAGCTTCTGCATTTACTTTAGTATCAACACCGGATCGTCACTTAATATTTTTTGGAACAGAAACAACGATTGGAACAAAATCCACAAAAGATGAAATGTTTGTAAGATTTTCGTCTCAAGAAGATATTAATACTTATGCACCTAGTGCAACCAATACTGCAGGTACACAAAGACTTGCAGATGGATCAAAAATTATGGGAGCAATACGTGGTCGTGATGCAATTTATATTTGGACTGATACTGCATTATTTATTATGCGTTTTGTTGGTCCACCATTTACTTTTTCATTTCAACAAGTTGGTACTAACTGTGGATTAATAGGACAAAATGCAGCTGTTGAAGTTGATGGTGCTGCTTATTGGATGTCAGAAAATGGTTTTTTTAGATACACTGGTAAACTAGAATCATTACCATGTTTAGTTGAAGATTTTGTTTTTGACGATATTAACACAACTCCTAAACAACACATCAATGCAGGATTAAATAATTTGTTTGGTGAAATTATGTGGTTCTATCCAAGTTCAAGTTCAGAGACTGTAAATAGAATGGTTGCATACAATTATCTTGACTCAAGTCCCGAGAGACCAGTATGGACTAGTGGTACATTAGCTAGATCCGCATGGCAAGATTCTGCTGTATTTGGTAAACCTCATGCAACAGAATATGATTCAAGTGGCACAACTGCAACAACAGATACTAATTATGTTTATGGTAATAGTGATGGTACATCAACTTATTACGAACATGAAACAGGATTAAATCAAGTTAAAGAAGGTCTGACAACTGCAATTACTGCATCAATTGAATCTGGAGATTTTGATATAGGTACTCAAGGGCTTGCTGGTGATGGTGAGTTTATGATGAAAATAAGAAGAATTATACCAGATTTTTTAGCACAAACAGGAAATACTAGAGTTACATTAAATTTAAGAGATTTTCCAAATGATACACAAGCAAGCTCTTCCTTAGGTCCATTTACAATAACATCAGGCACACAAAAGATAGATACACGAGCGCGTGCTAGATCAATCTCTTTAAAAATAGACAACACAAGCACAGGTCAGTTTTGGAAAGTAGGTACTTTTAGAATAGACTATCAACCAGATGGAAGAAGATAATGGCTAGAATTGTACAATCATTAACACAACCCGATAGAGAGTATGATCAACAAACTCAACAGTCTTTTGTAAGAGATGTGGATAGCATAGTGCAAAAATTAAATACTACCTATCAACAAGATTTAAAAGACGAAGCAGAAGCGGAGGCATATTTCTTTGGCTAATTCATTTGTAAATAAAAAAGTAGATTTAACTTCTACATCAGCTACAATATTGTATACTGTGCCATCAGCAACCACTGCTATTATAAAGTCTATATTAGTATCAGAAGACTCTGGTAATGCAGATACTATAACGATCACTATTACTGATACATCAGATGCTGTATTTAGTTTATTTAAGACTAAATCAATATCAGCAAATGGCACAACAGAATTACTTACAGCGCCTTTAGTACTACAGGAAAGTGAAGTATTAAAAGTGACTGCAGCTACGGCTAATCGACTACATGTAATCTTATCAGCGCTTGAATCTAAGCCTAGAGAAGTTACAACATAGTCTTGATTTACTTGTTAAAAACAAGTATTAGTATAAATTCAGGTTAAATACCTGCCTTTTTAATATAAACAAAATTTAACATATATGATTACAAGATCTCAAATGCGAAGACAACTACGTGCAAAAGGTGGCATCATGAATGCCGTGCCTAGACAAAAATATGGTATTGGAGATTTTGTTAGAAAACTTATACCTAATGAATTAGCAGACATTGCAGTTAAAGCTGCACCGTTTGTTGCACCATTTAATCCTGGTATTGCAGCAGCAATGAGAGGTATTGGTCGTTATGATCAAAGAGGCAGTATCAGTGATGCACTTAAACAAGGTCTTGGAACTTATGTTGGAGGACAAGGTCTTAGAATGTTAGGTGGAGCAGGGCCACAACAAAATTTTTTTGGAACAGCAGGTGATAGATTTACTTCTCCGTTAAATTCCTCAAGAACAACATCATTAAAAAATTTATTTCAAAAAGATAAAGTAAATCCTTTTGAAGAAACTGCAAACGCAGGTAAAAAAATAGCAACAGGAAAAGGTGTAGGATTTATAAGAGACGCGACAGGACTATTTAAAGACGTTCCAATACTAAAAAATTTACCTTCATTAGTAAAACAACAAATATTAGTTGGTGGAGCAACTAGTGCAGCAACATATCTTTATAGTGCTTTTATAGCAGAAGAGCCACCTCAACAAGAAGGTGAGACTATGGAAGAATATCTAGCAAGAAGAAAAGAAAACGTTGGTAAAAAAATGAGAAGTTATTTTGATAACTATTTTAAATTTGATAAAGAGTATTCTTCATTGGATGATGCAGGCAAAGATGCATTTGTTGCAAGATACAATATGATGTCAGGTGGACGTGCCGGTTATCAAACGGGTGGTATTACTATGGCAAATACACTTGCAGAAAACATGAGACGTAATTTAGCAAATCAACAAGCAGTATCACAACAGTTTCAAGCAGCAAGAAGCAGGCTACCAGGTTATGTTGCACCACAAAGAATAGCTGCACCTACACCAACACCTATAGAACCTGATATGCCAATATCTAAACCAGTTCAACCTCCAGGTGGGGATGTTCAACCTATATTACCAGTAATGCCTATTACACAACCGATAGAACCACCTGAAAAAATAATGCCTATGGAACCACCTAGAAAAATAATTCAACCAATGCCTCCTATGGAAACTGATTTTTCTAAAAAAATAAATTGGCAACCAGGACAACCTGCTCCTGAAGGATTTAAAGTAGAAAAAATGTTAGGTGACGAATTTTTAGTACCTGATGATTCACAATACATGCCACCAACAGAAGAAGAATCTTTAATCGGAGGACCAGTGCCTCCAGTAAAAACAGACGAAGAAATTTTAACAGAGAGAGAATTAAATCCACCTACTCAACCAGGTTTTCTAAGCTACAACGACCCTTTACCTAAAGATCAATTATTATCTGGGTTTGAACAGTTTAAAAAAGATAACCCTGAAGTAATGCAAGGTGCTGGAACAGCGGCTATGGTTCCAGTTACATTACCAGGTGGATATAGTTATGATTTTACAGGTAGTTTAGAAGCAAATGCTTTTCGTAAATATCTAGAATCTATTAGACAGGCACCTTATCAAAGTAGAAGACAACCTGGAGATCTGGCTAAACTAAAAAGACTAGCAGGTGGTGGTATGCCTATGGGTGAGCCTAGAGTCAATCAAGGTGGTATCACAGAATTAGATTACAGAGCTAAAGGTGGATTCGTACCAGTTGGTATAAAAGAAAAAGCAGATGACGTTCCAGCAATGTTATCAAAGAATGAGTTTGTATTTACAGCGGATGCTGTAAGAGGAGCAGGCAACGGCAGTGTTGAAAAAGGAGCACAAAAGATGTATGATACAATGAAAAATTTAGAGAGAAGGGTTACTTAATGGAAAATATGATGATGGCTTCAGCGCCAGATGCAATGGATGAAAGAAACCAGGTTATGGAATCAATAGCCATGAAACAATTTGGTAAACCTTTGAACGAATTAAGTGACGATGAAATTATTCAAATAGAAATGATGATAGACGAAATGGTTAAAAGAAAAGACCAACCAAGAAAAATGGCGTCTATGGACGAAAATGAAAGAGAGTTTATGAGACTTGTCGAAGAGTTTATGGAACAAGGTTTCAGTCAACAAGAAGCAATTGAAGAAGCTAAAGATACACTTGAAAGACAAGCTATAGCTACAGGTGGTAGAGTTGGTCTTCAAACAGGCGGTATTACAGAATCAAGAACACTTCCACCAGAGTTTGTAGAAGCAGCACAGAAAACATATCTAACTGATTTATCAAGACAAGCAGGTATACCAAGTATTACAACTGCAACAACTCAACAACCTGGTGAGACTTCAGAACAATTTGCAAATAGAAAAGCACAAGCTGAACAGTTTGGTATTAGAAGAGCAGGGATGGCAGAACTTGCACCGCAAGTTGCAGCACAGGATCCTTATCAAGCAGCAGCATATGCACAAGCAACAGATCCTTCAACAGGCCTTGGCTCTTATCAACCATTTTTAACAAAAGCTGGAGCAGCGGCAGACGCAGGTACAGCGTTGACTGGAACAGGCGCAGGTACAGGAGCAGGATCAATTCAATCTTACATGTCACCTTACCAACAACAAGTTATTGACACAACGATGCAAGACTTTGATCAACAAGCAAAGATCAGAGCAAATGAACAAGCAGCAGCTGCACTAGGTGTACCAGGTGCTTTTGGCGGTGGACGTGAAGGTGTACAAAGAGCCCAGTATCAGGCACAAAGCGACCAGAATCGAGCACAAACATTAGCAGGTTTAAGACAAACAGGTTTTCAAAATGCAGCAAATAGAAGACAACAAGATTTAGCAAACCAAATGGGTATTGCAAACCTACAACAAGGTTTAGGTGGAGCAGCACAAGACTTTAGCAGAGCACAAATATCTGGTCTTGGCACATTAGGTTCAGCACAACAAACACAAAACCAAGCTATACTTGATGCACAAAGACAAGCAGCACAGATGGCTGTTCAAGATCCAAGAGACAGATTAAATATGTATGGTCAAGGTATTGCACAAATAACACCAGGCGCAGGTGCGGTGCGTTTAGATCCAACAGCCGCTACAGCACCATCAGCTAGTCCGTTAGCACAAGCACTAGGATATGGATTAGCAGGAGCAGATATTTATGGAAGATTGTTTCCGAAAGGATTTGGTAACTAGTGTCTAGAACTTTAAAAAGACCTATGTTTAGAAGAGGTGGCCAAGTTAATGATGGTATCATGACTGGGCTTACTGATAGAAAACAATTACAAAATGGAACTTTAAATCCAGAAATGATTAGAGGAACAACTCAAAATATCTTATCTGCAATGGATGAGTTTGCACCAATGCCTAAAACAAGATTACCTATTGGTCAGTTTGGTTTAGATATAGCAACAGGGACTCCTATAGGAGAAGCCTTAAAATCAGGTTATAAAACTTTTACAACACAAGACGATATGAGAAGAGCTGCAATGGCTAAAAGAAAACAAGCAGCAGTATCAGCAGCAATATCATCACAGATGAATAAAAAAAATCAAAGTGTATTAACGGCAGAAAAAGAAGCAAGAGCAATGTTACCAAGAAATGCAACTCCTGATCAAATCAGAAAAAAGACAGCTGAACTACTTGGCATAAAATATGGCCCTGGTAAAACATATGGACCAGAAGCTAATTTAGAAAGAGCATTAGCTGATTATAGAAGACAATACGGTGATGGTAGCAAAGCATATAACCATGCTGCATTTGATACAAAAGTTGCACCAGCATTAAGAGAAGCAGGAAAAAATCCAAGATCAAACATTAAATTTAAAGATGGTAAATATAAAACAAAAGGTAAATCACCTGGAGTTTATATTGATGTAGAGAATGGAAAAGTAATTGAATTTGACGGCAACATAGCAAAAGAATTACCAGAATATTCAGCATTACTTAGATAGGAGGATAAATGGTGGAGATTATAGATCCAGAAGGCTTTACCTCCCTACGAGACGAAGAAATCAATAGTGAAAGAAGTGCAATCACCTCTGCTTTAGCGGGAGTTGCATCTGGTGTTATAAAAGTACCTGAAGGTGTTATATCTCTTGGTGCAGAATTAATTGATTTAGGTTTTGATACAGATCTTGCAGCAGATGTTGAACAAATGTTTGATAAAATAAATATATTTGAAGACATTGCAGATGATACAGCAATAGGTAGACTTACAGAAGGTTTAGTTCAAATAGGTGTACCAGGTGGTATAGGTTTTAAACTAGCTAGTAAAGCAATTAAAGCTAAAAAAGCTGGTAACTACATGAACATAAAAGGTACTAACCTACAGAAAGCTGCAAAGAAAGCAGATGATTTTAATAAAACTATTGGTAAAAAAAGATTTGCAGCAGGAGTTGCAGGTGGGGCAGCAGGTGAAGCATTTGTTGCTGATGTAGAAGAACTTGGAACTTTTGGTGATGTGTTTGAAGCTGGGCCAACAGACTTAGAAGAAGTAACCGATGAAGGTGGTAGAGAAGATGCATTTAAAAAATTAATGAACAGAACAAAGTTTGGTGCAGAGTCTTTATTAATAACACCTATTGTATATGGTGTAGGTAAAGGTATTAAGGCTGCAGCTTTACGTGGTAAAAACATAGAGTTTAGTAATTCAAAACTAGATAAATTTTTCAATAAAACATTTTCTGCATTAAGAGCTAGAGGTGCAAAACCACAATCAATCTTTGAAGCTAAAATGGCAGAAAAAGGTGCTACTATGGCTGATACCAACAGAGCTATGGAGTTAGTTAAGACAATAGATTCTGAAGTAGATAGTATGTTTCCAATGGTAAAATCTGTATTAGACAAATCATCAGACAAAAGAAAAGCTGACATATACAAAGAATTAAATGATATTTTATTTGAAGGTGAATTAAGTAAAGCTATTCCAAGCAGTGCAGCAGCTAGAACACACAAGTTTTTAAAAGACAATGGTGCAACAGACGAATCCATAGAAAATATATTTGAAGCAATAGGTGGTGCAAGAGAAAAATTTGTAGATTTAATTAACGCATCATCAAACGCACCTAAAGATGTACAAACTTTAAAAACATTAATGGGTAAAAGAGTAAAAGATTATCTTGGTAGCACTTATAGAATATTTGAAGATAAATCTGTGTTGCCTTTTTTAGCTTACACACCAACAGAAGAAGCAATCAAAGGCACAAAAGAATATTTTAAAAGATATGCAAAAGAAAATGGTAAAAACCTAACAGATTTTCAAGCACAAAGCATGGTTGACGCTGTAATTAAATCTGCAAAAAATCAAAAAGCACCTCCAGGTTTACCTATAAAATTTGCAAAAGGTACATTAGCAGAAGAGGGACCACAGATAGATAAATTTTTTAAAAGAGTTGTAACTGATGATATTAAACCAGAACGTTTGTTAGCTGAAACACCTGGTAAAGATAGAGCAGTTATAAAAAAATTGTTTGGTGAAATAGAAGACCCTAGATTCTCTATCTACAATAGTATGACAAAGTTATCTAACATTGCTAGAAAAAATGAGTTGTTTGAAAATATTGCAAAACAAGATGATGCAATTAAAAAAGCAGCTACTGCAACTACACCGGGCGGATCAAGAGGTTTCTTTTTTGATGATGCATTAGAAGCAGCAGAAGCATTACCTAATCAAGAAATAGTAGAATTAGATAGATACATGACACCGTATTTTAAAGATGAGTTTACTGTTAATCCATTAGCAGGTAAGTTTACAACCAAAGCTATTGCTGAAGGATTAGGAGATAGCACTAAAACTTTAAAATTTTTATTTGAACCTAGAGAAGGTGCAACCGGTATTGAAAAAGGATTAACATGGGGATACAGAAATTTAGTATTGTTTCCAAAAGCAGCATCACAAGTTGCAAAAACAATTTTATCACCGCAAACACATTTTAGAAATTTATTTTCTGCTACTGCTTTTTCTGCTGGTAATGGTATTTTATTTGAAAACCCTGCATTAGTTGGTAGAGCATTTAGAGATGCATTTGGTAAATTACAAGTAGGTACAAGATCAGCTGAAGCAAATGAAGCATATAGAGAATTATTAGAACTTGGTGTTGTAAACTCACAAGTACAATTAGGAGATATAAAAAATCTATTAACGGATACTCGTATGGGTGAAAATTTAAACATTGGAAAACCATTAGAGTCTATGATGAAAAAACTTACATCAGGAACGGGTAGAAAATTAAAATCAGGTATGAAATTTGCAGAAGATTTATATACAGCAGAAGATGATTTATTTAAAATAGCAAACTATGCTGTAGAGATGCAAAGGCTTAGAGGTGCATATACTAAAGCAGGTATAAAATTTACTGAAAGACAATTAAAAGAAGAAGCAGCTGATATTGTAAGAAACACTGTACCAAACTATGCTTATGTGTCAGATACTGTAAGAGCTTTAAGACGTCTACCACTTGGAACGTTTATGTCGTTTCCATCTGAGATATTAAGAACAACAACTAATATTGCAAAACGTTCTATTAAAGAAATACAAAACCCTGCATTAAGATCTATCGGTTTAAAAAGATTAGCAGGTATGACAACTGTATTAGCTGCAGCTCCATATGGAATACAAAAAGGATTTCAAGGTTTATACAATGTAACTAATGAAGAGTTACGTGCACTAAAACAATTTTTACCTGAGTGGTCTAAAAATTCTACTATTCTACCAATTAGAGATGAAGAAACAGGTGAATTAAAATATATAGATTTTAGTCATGGTAATGCATACGATACAGCTATTAGACCTTTTCAAACTTTACTTAATAATATTCAACAAGGTATAGAAAATGAAGATGTATTAATGAAAGGTATTATGACTGGTATGGCAGAAGCAGCCGGTGAACTTGCATCACCATTTATATCAGAAGCAATTTATACTGAAGCAATGTTAGATTTAATTGCAAGAGGTGGTAAAACTAGAGAAGGTAGACAAATTTACACTGAAGCACAAATGGAAAATGAACCAGGAACTGCAATTAAAAACATGATTGAACACTTAGGAAAATCTATGTTACCTTTTTCTTACCCACAACTTACAAGATTGTATCAAGCAGCAGCTGACAAACCATCAGAGCGTGGAGAGTTTTTTGAATTACCAGATGAGTTAACAGGATTTTTAGGGTACAGACAAGTTAAGATAGATCCTGTTAGATCTATGGGTTTTAAAATTTCTGATTATCAAAGAGGTAACAGGGAAGCAAGAGCATTATTTACTGGAGGATCTGAGTCACTATTAAAAGGTGGACCTAAAACAGGAAGAGATGTTATTGAAAGATTTATTGTAGCTAACAAAGCTAAATTTAATAATGATAAACAAATGCGTTCAAATATTCAAGCTGCAGATATTTTGGGTACAGACATGGACGCTATTAGAACTGAGTTTAGAGAAAGACAATTAATTAATTTATATAATAGATTAGACAATGATATCTATACACCATTCTTTCCATCAGAAAACATACAAAGAGAATTTAGACAAATTGAAGAACGTATTGGTGTAGATAATCCATTTGAAGAAGTAAGAGATGTGTTAATTGAAATACAAGACGATTTAAGAGATTTATCTTTTGACGATGAATTTGATATTAATATAGATGAATATTTACCACCTATTGATGACTTGTCACAAGCACCACTGCCACCAACACCAAACGTAGACCCAACAATGATACAACCGGTGCAACAAGCATCGTTAACACAGACAGGCTTAACACCATCAGAACAGGCATTGCTAAGTCCTGAAGAACAGGCTATAAGGTTAAGACAAAGGGGAATGGCATAATGTCTAGTGAAGATTTTAAATCATTAATAGTAACCGATCCAGATTTAATTGATGAAGGTATTGATGTATCTAATTTAAGAACACAAACAGATACAAATCCAAGATTACTAGGTGCTATTGAAGACTATCCAGGCATATCATATGATCCTACATCATACAGTTATCTTTCTGATCTTAACAGATTATTTGCATCTGGTTTACCAATAATAGACACATCACAACCTACAACACCAGCACCACCAAGTGGTGGCGAAGGAGGTGGAGGCACGCCTCCAGCAACAGGCGGCACACCAACACCTGATAATAATGCAGGTTTTGATCCAGGTGTAACTCCAGGTCCTTCTGGGTTTATAGGTCTAGATCCAGAATATGATGTAAGTCCTTTTGAATATGATGATGCTCAAACTTATGAACCACCAGCATCACCTTCAACATCTGATCCTTTTTTAGCATCAGGCGCAGCAGGTGGCGCAAGGCTTCCCTCAACATCTCCACAAGAAGGTTTTTTAGCTTCAGGCGCAGCAGGTGGAGCAAATCTTCCAACCGAACCTCAAGAAGGTTTTTTAGCTTCAGGAGCGGCTGGAGGCGCAAATCTTCCAACACCAACTTATGCAAACACAGGTGACCCAAATTTATTAGATTTAGCTGGAGGAGAAGCTGGAGGAGCTGATGGATTTGGAATTATAGAAGATGTAGTAACAGAAGAAGATCTAGCAGATAACACAAGTCTATTAGAAAAATTAGGTCTTCCTGCAAACTTTGATATTAAAAAAGCAGCCATAGAAGCTGGTATAAATTTAGTAGCTGGTGTTCCAATAACTTTAATTGCAAAAGCATTAGAAGCAATATTACCTGACAGAGATCCAAGACAAAATGCATTAGATGAATTTTATACTACTGGAGAAGGTGCACAATATATGAATCCAAGTAGTCCAAACTATATACCAGGTATGGAAAACTATAACACTGTATCAGGTAATCCTTTAGATCCTACATTTGGATTACAGGAAGCATATCAAGATAGAATTGATACAATAGAAAATACATTAGCAAATAAATATGGCATGACTGCTGCTGAAATAGCAGATGTTAAAGCAGGTAGCTACACAGGTGATGTAGACAGTGACTTATTAGACAGATTAGTTGATCTTGAAGATGCTAAGAAAAAAGAACAAGATATATTAGGTATAACAGAAGGAGTAAAAACTGGTATAAAAGCGGCAGATGATGACAAAGGTAGTGATATGTTAACGACTACACCAACAGGAGTCAATCCTTTTGCAAATATAGACACAGGAGTTGGAGAGTTTGACACTACACCAGTAACAGGCGTCACGCAACCAGGGACTATAGTTTCAGATATATTTGATACTTTTCCACCAGATTACATTGGCCCCAATGTTACTGATGCAGAATTATATGGTGATGTTGACACTACACCAGATTTAGAGTTTGAAAATATTTATGAAGATGTAGATAGATTTGAAGAACCTGCACCAATGACTTTAGCTGATGATAAATTAAACAAAATGACAGACGATGTAGATTTAGATGATTTTGAATCTTTAGTTACACCAATTGAACCACCAGAACTACCTGATGAAACAGTAACAGGAATTAAAGGACCACCTTCTGAAATATCAGAACTACCTGATGAAACAGTAACAGGAATTAAAGGACCACCTTCTGAAATATCAGAACTACCTGATGAAACAGTAACAGGAATTAAAGGACCACCTTCTGAAATATCAGACGATGTAGATTTAGATGAATTTGATACGGTTGGCTCTAATAGTTCACAACCGACAACAACAGAACTTAAAGATTCTGATTTTACAGCTCAAGACAAAAAAGATATTTTTGACAGAGAAAGAGAACTTGAAAATCAATACATGGAAGAAACGGGACAAGTCCCTAGAGAAGATCAGTTTTTAGGACAAGCTATAGATGAAATAGTAGCTAAAAAAACAACCACTTCAACATCTGTAACACCATTAGAAGATGACTTTGAATCTTTAGTTGAACCAACAGAATCACAGGTGACGGAAGGAGGCGATGAAGCAGGTACAGACGATAGCTCTAATAAAACCACAGACGCTTCTGGAACTGAGGGAGAAGATCAGGATAGATTTGAGGATGACGCAGATGAGTTTAGTGATGAAGAATTTATGGCTGGTGACACAAGTACAGCAGCTCCTACTACAGGTGATAGCGGTTCAGATAGTTTTTTCGATGCTGTAGATACAGCAGCTGAAACTGCTTCTTATAGTAACCAAGATTCATATGAATCTGCAGCATATGATGCACCTTCAAAACCTGCAACTAAAAAAGATTATGGACCTTACAGCAGCGGTGGCGGCGATGGCGGTAACGGTGGTGGTGGCGGCGGCAAAAGTATAGTTTGCACAGCTATGTATCAAACAACAGGATTAGAGGATTGGTCTAAAGCTATGAAGATTTGGTATATATATCAAAAAAAATATTTAACTATACAGCATCAAGAAGGATATCATAAATTATTTAAACCTTTTGTAAAAGCTATGCACAAAAGTAATATTGTAAAAGCCATAGGTGCACATTTTGCAAAACATAGAACACAGCATTTAAAACATGTAATGTTTAATAGTAAACCTTCATTGCTAGGTAAAATATATAATAAAATACTAGAACCACTTTGTTATTGGGTAGGTAAAAATGCCAGGTAAGGAAAGCGCAATACAAAAAATAGAATCACACGAAAAGCTGTGTCGTATTATGCAAAAGCAAACCTACGATAGAATGAATCAATTACAAAACCATATAACTAGAATTGAAAGAATACTTTTAGTTTCTATGGGTGCTGTTATGACAGGTATGGGTGGTGTTATTGTAGTCTTGTTACAAAAATTGTAGCGCTCATACGTATATCCTATTTTTTCCTATATCCAAGCTTTTAATTCTTCTCCCATAACTTGACTTGCAATATTGACTTTTTTACGTAAAGCTTTTACAATTCTTTCATCTACTGTATCTTCACACATTATATCTATGTATGTCATAGGTTTAGTCTGACCAATACGATCAATACGTGCTTCTGACTGTTGACGTTTTTCTAAATCATAACCATTAGAATAGTAAATCATATTAGAAGCTGCAGTAAGTGTAATACCATATCCACCAGTTTGAGGTGTACCTACAAAGAATCTACATTTTTCATCATCTTGAAAACGTTTTATGTTTTGCTGTCTTTCATCTTGTGGTGTCAAACCATAGTAATCTACATAACAGTCAGGGCCAAACTCATCTACGAGTGCATCTATAATATGTTTTACGTCACTTTGCCAATGAGCCCAGATAACAGCTTTACCTTCTATTTCACATAGCACATCAACCAACTCATTTAGTCTATTGCTTTTTAGTTGTTGAACAGTGCCATCATCTGCTTTGAAATGGCCACAAGTTATTTGTTGCAATCTCATTAACTGTGTCAATGCATTTGCAGTGGTAATCATCTTGCCATTTAATATTGCAAGTGCTTCTTTTTTCATCTGTGTATATACTTTGTTTTGATCCGGTGTAAGTTGTACAATACGTTTCATAAAAGTTTTCTTTGGTAGATCTAAACAATCATCTTTTAATACACGGTAAGAAAAAGGTTTTAGTTTTTCTGATAGTTCAGCAAGGTTACGATAACCAACTACAATCTGTACCGATCGTCCACCAAAATTTGCTGTCTTCATAATAGCGTATCTAGTTCTAAACGAGTAATAAGAATTATGATCCAAGAGCCAGGGGTCAAGGAACTCGCATTGTTTGTATAAGTCTAATGGTGATTTAGTTACTGGTGATCCTGTAAGTATTCTTTTATATTTTGCATTTACACCAAGTGACACAATATTTTTTGTACGTTTAGCTTCTGGATTTTTTATTGTAGTAGACTCATCTATTGCCATCATCGTGTTGTGTGAGTTTATAAATTTAGCTGCAAAATCAACACCTTTAGTTGTAGATAAAGCTTCAACATTCATACATAAAATATGTAGATCAGTTCCTGTTTTAAATAATGTATCTAAAGTTTTTTGTTGTTGTTTTGTAATATTTGCTTGCCACAATACGGACACTTTTTCTATATGATCTGGTAAGTGTGTAGGTATTTCAGAACTATACCAATTTTTGTATACACCTTTTGGTGCAATAATTAATACACCATTAATTTTACCTTTGTCATAAAGCATTGCAACATTGTCTATCAACACTTTAGATTTACCTGTACCCATTTCCATAAAATACGCAAAAGCTTTTTTCTCCCAAGACATTTCTAATGCTTTGAGTTGATGTGCGTATGGCTTAGTTTTAAATTTGTAATTCATAATTTATTTTCTTCTTTCTAGTTGACAAGATATCAAATATAAAATAGAAGTCAAGCCATGAAAGAAAATATAGTTTACGTGATACAGGAAATACCAGGTACAAAAACAGGTAACCCAAAAATAAATATTATTGGTGCCGGTAAATACGGTAAGTTTAAATTTTTACTTCCTGAATTATCACAAATTATTTTTTCTCCTGGTCCACTAATTTTTAAATTAAGAAATCTATTAAAAGATTTTACACCAGAAGATTATTTATTATTAACAGGTGATCCTGCAATTATTGGAGTTACATGTTCTATAGTTTCTGATATGACTAATGGTAAATACAATTTATTAAAGTGGGACAAACAAGAAAGACAATACTATCCAATAGAAATAAATTTATATGAAAGAGGAAATACAGATGAGTGAAGATTTACAAAAAATGTTTGTTGAGGATGCACCTCAACAAGTAAACGAATTAAATAATGTTGAGTCATTATCTAGCCATGTTTTAGAATTACAAAAGCTAGAAGATGAAATTAAAATTGAAGAAGAAAGATTATCTAGAAAAAAACAACAAGCGGATAAACTTTCACAACAAGTAATACCAGAAATTATGGACTCTATGAAACTAAAAACTATGAAACTAAAAGATGGTTCTGCAATAGAGGTAAAAGAAATTTATAGCGCAACAATTCCTGTAGATAAAAAGGAAGGCGCATTTAACTGGCTTCGAAATAACGACTTGGGTGATTTGATTAAGAATGAAATCACTGTTTCCTTTGGTCGAAACGAAGATAACAAGGCGAGCGAATACGCAAACCTTGCCGAGAGCAATGGGTACCAACCGGTTCAAAAGCTTAAAGTGGAACCCATGACTCTCAAAGCACTATTCAGAGAGCGAGTCGAAAAAGATTTAGACTTACCTTCTGAACATTTTAATCTGTTTAAGGGAAACAAAACAAAAATAACAAGGAACAAATAATATGAATGAAGAAACAAGAGACGTAGTAAAACAAGAAAGTGGATCATTAGCAACTTTGGACTTCGTATCAGACTCAGGAATGGGTTTAGAGAACGTAGACAAACAAGATCTAGCTTTACCTTTTTTGAAACTGTTACAATCAGGATCAGATGAGACTAAAAAGAAACATGCAAAGTATGTAGAAGGCGCTGAAGCTGGTATGTTCTACAATACAGTTACAAAAAAACTGTATAATGGAGAAAAAGGAATAGAAGTTATTCCTGTATTCTACAAGATGACATATCCAGAGTGGGCACCTTTTGAAAAAAGAGAAGGTAGACCTATACATAATGACAGAGGACCTGGAATTATGTCGAAGGTAACTCAAAATGATAGAAACAAAGATATGTTAGATAATGGAAATGAAATTATCAAAACAGCGAATCACTTTGTAATTATTAATGGTGAGAGACCGGAGAAAGCTTTGATGACTATGAAGTCAACACAGCTTAAGGTAAGTAGACAATGGAATTCTTTAATGGAGAATGAATTTGAAAACGATCCTAACACAGGAAAATCTTTACAAGCACCTACATTTTCTAGAATTTATAAATTAAATTCTGTTGAAAACTCAGGTAGTTTTACTTGGCATGGTTACAATGTGTCTATGGTAAGAAAAGTAGACAATGCCGGCCTATATCAAATGGCTAGAGATTTTTATAACTCTTTGAAAAACAGTCAGCAAAAAGCTGCAGCTGTAACACAAGAGGAATCTAACTACTAATTCTACTCTTATGGAGCAGATAGGAGCGGCAAAGCGAGAGTGGAGCCGCTCCGACCCGGGATCTTTATGGTTGAAAAATTTATAGAATTATTTACTGGATACCAAGGCGACTTTGGTATTGCCGATATGTCTTCGGCACAATTAGACACTGACAAAAACAAACTCAAACCAAACTATGAGTGGGCTGGTAGACCAATTACACAAGGTGATTATAAAGATCACATTGAAGGTAAAATATCTATTGGTATACAACCATGTAGATTAGATAAAACAGTTCAGTTTGGTTGTATTGATATAGACTCAAAAGATTATTCAAGTTTTAAAGTTGAACATTATCTAGCATTGTTTCAACAATTTAAATTACCACTAATACCATTGTTATCTAAGAGTGGAGGATTGCATTGTTACTTGTTTTTAAAAGAACCCATACCAGCTGTCGATCTGATCTCGGCGTTGAAGTCTTTTCTTCTGCCACTTGGATTAGATCCTGACACAGAGGTTTTTCCAAAACAGAAAGAATTAAAGGAAGATGACAAAGGCGAAATAAAACCAGGTAACTTTATAAACTTACCTTACTACAATAATGGTAGCACAAAAAGATATGCAGTTGATAAAGATAATAACAAATTAGATTTAGAAAAATTTATAGAAGTTGCTAATCAAAGCAAGATTGGTAAACAAGAACTAGAAAAACTAGTAGATGAAACATACAGAAATATATTAATAGGTACAGATCCAGAGTTTGAAGATGGTCCACCATGTTTAGCATTGTGTTCAAAACGAAAACTAGATGATGGTAGAGATAGGTTTATGTATAACTACATGGTCTTTGCTAAAAAGAAATACAAAGACAAATGGCCAGATCAAGTTGCAAAAGCAAACTATAGTTATCTAGAAGACCCATGGGATAAAACAAAACTAGATTCTAAAATAACTGCATGGAAAAAAGATACTGCAGGTCATACTTGTTATGAAGATCCAATACAAAGTAAATGCATGCGTACACTTTGTTTCTCAAGGCCGTTTGGTGTTAAGTCAGACAGTATTACAATGTTTCCTGACATCACAGATTTTGAAATTATAATGTATGCAGAACCAGAATATAGATTTAATGTTGTACTACCTGATGGAACTAAAGAAGGTGTTGTTGCAAACCACAGAAGATTAATTACAAAACAAACTGAGTTGTTAGATTTGATATGGGAACAGACAGGTATCTACCATGAACCATTAAAACCAAAAGATTTTAGAGCAAAACTAACAGAACTTAGAAAAGGTTCTACTAAGATATCACCGCCAGCAGGCACACAAATAGAAGATAGATTGAATGAAGAACTATATCAATATTGTGTTAATGGGCCACGTGCAAAAAACAGAATACAAATCAACAGTGGTTCTTGTTTGACAGAAGAGGGTTTTCATTTATTTAGATTTAATTCTTTCATAGATCACCTAGGATCTAGTTGGAAAATACCAGAGGAAAGAATAGCACAGAAACTAAAAGATAAATGTCAAGTTGAGTTCAACCATTCATTAAATGTAGATGGTAAAACAATTAAAGTATGTAGACTAAAACAATTACATATAGATAAGATAGAATATAAACCAGTTGAAAGAAAAGAGAGTAACTACTAATGAGATATAAGGTAGTGGGTCCACCAGGCACAGGTAAGACAAGAAGATTGTTAAACGAAGTACAGAAGTATGTGGACAAAGGCACACCGCTAAATCGTATAGGTTACTTTGCTTTTACTCGTAAAGCTGCGGGTGAAGCAAGAGATAGGTTTTTAAAAATAAAAACAGAACTTACAAAGAAAGATATAAAATACTTTCAAACACTACACTCACTAGCATTTAATAGACTAGGTCTTAAAGAAGAAAACGTTATGCAAGATCTTAACTACAAAGCAATAGGTGATAGCTGTGGCATACAAATTAAATACGCGTCATATGAAACTAATAATTGGAATGGTATATTTTCATCTGACAGTGAGTATCTAGGGCTAATTAACTTAGCAAGAGTGAAACAAATATCTGTATTAGATCAGTTAGATTTAAACGAACACTTATCTAAAATTGAAAGAGACAAACTAGATGCAATAGAAAAAGAAATTAACAACTATAAAAAAGTATATGGTCTTATAGATTTTACAGACATGATACAAAAATTTTTAGACACAAAAGATGTGCCAGAGTTTGATGTTATATTTGTAGATGAAGCACAAGATCTGTCGCTAATACAATGGTCTATGATAAATAAAATAGAACAAGATACAAAATGTGATGTGTGGGTAGCAGGTGATGATGACCAAGCTATATTTGGTTGGGCTGGTGCAGATGTAGATTCTTTTATTGACTATGACGCAACAGAAATACCACTTACAAAGTCAGAAAGAGTGCCGAGTAGTATACAGAAAATTGCATTAGATGTCATTGATAGAATACAAGATAATAGAATTGACAAAGAGTATTTTCCAAAGTCTGAATTTGGTGAAATTTACGAAAGATATAAACTATCAGATATAGATATGTCTACAGGTGATTGGTTAATACTTACAAGAACTAAATCATTATTAAAACCAATACCAACTTATTTAAAAAAGAAAGGTTTATTTTTTAATACAACACAAGGAAATAGTATTGGTAAAAGTTTGTATGAGGATATACAATACTGGTCTCAATTACAAAAAAAGATCACTCTTCCTGATATACAATTACAAAGAATTAAAGAAAGAATAAAAGGACCAATGAATCTATCGTTGAAATGGTATGATGCATTTAACAATGTATCTGACAGTCAGATAACTTACATGAAGTTATTGTTACTTAACAATGAAGATCCAACAAAAGAAGCAAGAATAAAAGTATCAACGATACATGGTGCAAAAGGTGGTGAAGCAACTAACGTTGTTTTGTTTTTAAACCACACATCAAATACACTCAAAGGAGCAAAAAAATCTATACAAAAACAAGATGAAGAATATCGTGTTTGGTATGTAGGTATCACAAGAACTATGAAAAATTTATACTTAATAAAATGTCCAAACAAATCTAAGGAGTTTAAAATATGAGCGACGATCCATACTTAAAACAAGTTTCAGGTACACATTATATGTACATGAAAATACAGCCAGCAGAATTTATAAACAAGAATAAATTGCTTTTTGCAGAAGGGAATGCTATAAAATATATATGCAGACACTCTCACAAAGGCGGAGTAGAAGACATAGATAAAGCTATACATTATTTAGAAATGATAAAGGAAAGAGACTACAATGCCGAGTAAATCTATAATTAAAAAAACTATTAAAGTTGAAGATAAGTATACGTTTGACTTAGAGATATATCCTAGATTAGTTTCATGGGAAATATATCCTAAAGATCACCACGCTGCTTTGTATGCTTTTAGTAATAAAGATAAACTAAATAAAATAATAGAAGAAGAACATGTTTATGAACCTAAAAAATAATATGATATTTAAAGCACAAACAGAATGGGTTAAACCTACTGAGTTTCCAGACTTAAGATTTTGTGATGAGATTGCAATTGATTTAGAAACACATGATCCAGAATTAAAAACTATGGGCTCAGGTTCTGTAGTTGGTAAAGGTAAAGTTGTAGGCATTGCAATTGCAACAGATGGCTATGCAGGGTACTTTCCATTCGACCACGAAGGTGGTGGTAACTTAGAAAAAAGTAAAGTAATTCAATGGTTTACAGATATTTGTGCATCTAATTCTACTAAAATATTTCACAACGCAATGTACGATATCTCATGGATTAAAGCTATGGGTATAAAAGTCAACGGAAGAATTGTTGACACTATGATTGCAGCATCATTAGTTAACGAAAACAGATTTAGATATGATCTTGGATCACTGGGTTGGGATTATTGTGGTCAAGGTAAGAGTGAGGCAGAACTAAACAATGCAGCAAAAGAATGGGGACTAGATCCTAAAGCTGATATGTGGAAGATGCCTGCAATGTATGTAGGTAACTATGCTGAACGTGATGCAGAATTAACTTTAGCACTTTGGAAAGTTATGCAAAAAGAAATTATAGACCAAGACCTTCAATCTATTTTTGATTTGGAAACGGATCTTTTTCCTTGCCTGGTCGATATGCGATTTCTTGGGGTGAGAGTGGACGTTCAAAAAGCTCATACACTGAAGCAACAACTAGCATCAGAAGAAGAAACATTACTCCAAAAAGTAGAAAAAGAAACAGGAGTACAAACTCAAATATGGGCAGCGCGATCGATAGCCAAAGTCTTTGATAAATTAAACCTGGAATACGAACGGACAGAAAAAACACAAGCGCCTTCATTTACTAAAAACTTTCTTTCTACTCATAAACATCCTTTAGTACAATGTATATCAAAAGCAAGAGAGATTAACAAGGCACATACAACATTTATAGATACTATTATAAAACACGAACACAATGGTAGGATTCATGCAGACATAAATCAAATTAGATCAGATACTGGTGGAACAGTAACTGGTAGATTTTCATATTCGAATCCAAACTTACAACAAATTCCTGCTCGTAACAAAGACTTAGGGCCGATGATTAGATCCCTCTTTATTCCTGAGTCTGGTTGCGAGTGGGGATGCTTTGACTACAGTCAACAAGAACCAAGACTAGTAGTTCACTACGCATCCCTTGATCAAGACGCAAGTGTCTTTGGCGTTAAAGATTCTTACCTACAAGATGACGCTGACTTTCATACAATCGTTGCTAAGATGGCAGACATACCAAGAAGTCAAGCTAAAGTAATTAATCTTGGTTTGTTTTATGGTATGGGTAAAGCTAAACTACAGGCAGAACTTGGTGTATCAAAAGAAAAAGCAGAAGAACTATTTTCTATCTATCACGAAAGAGTTCCATTTGTAAAAAGTTTAACTAAATCTGTATCTAACAGAGCACAGCAACGTGGACAGATAAGAACTTTACTTGGTAGATTATGCAGGTTTCATTTATGGGAACCTAATCAATTTGGTATACATAAAGCTTTACCATTTGACCAAGCCCGCCAGGAATATGGAGCAGGCATCAAGCGTGCTTATACATACAAAGCTTTGAATAAATTAATTCAAGGATCTGCTGCAGATATGACTAAAAAATCAATGTTAGAACTGTATAAAGAAGGAATTGTTGCACACATACAAGTGCATGACGAGTTGGATATTTCTGTAGAAGATGATAAAAAAGCTAAACTTATAAAAGAAATTATGGAATCCGCAGTTGAACTTGAGATACCTAATAAGGTAGATTATGAAAAAGGGTCTAATTGGGGTGATATAAAATAATGTTTTTAATAAATACATATTTGGACAAAAGTAAAATACAAGGTGTTGGAGTTTTTTCAAACGAAAATGTTATGAAAGGACAAAAGATAAAAGAAATAAGACCTGAGTTTGAATTTAGATTTGATAAAACAAATTTACCAAAAATGCCTTTAGCATTTGCTAATTTTATTGAATCTCATGGGTATGAAAATAATAAATATGAATACGTTTTAAGTATTGATAATGAAAAATATTTAAATCATAGCACAAATCCTAATGTAGATGATGATGGAATAGCCTTAAAAAATATTAAAATAGGTGACGAAATTACCATAGACTACAGAGATTTTGATGATAGCACTGAATCATGGCTTACTTAAATGCAAACATACCACCAACTTACGCACAAATAAAAAAGGAGTACTTATATGATCTTAAAAAACATCATGGAGAAGTTGAAGACTGCATTGTGTTTGGTCTTAGCGCTATTTCAGGTCGTGCTATTTTATTCCATGCGATTATGGAGAATGGCGCTGTCTTTTATCGTCTCCCGATATCTGCCTTCATTCAGAGAGGATTTAGACCGGAAGATGTTCCAAAACGTAGACTTGATGAACTTCAGCTTTGGAATTGTTTTAGCTATTATCCTGCTGTTCATATTTGGGATTTATTAGCAGGTACTTCAGGTAAGTACATAGGCAAAGATAAAAAATGGCATCACGGTAAATATTTATTTACCGTTGACTTTGCACATCCAGAGAGTAATATACTAGACGTCGAACATTCTGAAATACCGCACGAACATAAGTGCGCACACATAATTGCATTAAATGATGGTAATTATGCAGCACAACCTAACAATAGATGTATATGGGATTTACCTTCTTTCACTGTGAAAGATAATATTCCTGACTGGAAAGTGCAAACTTCAGAATGGAACGTAGAAGATTCTGGACAATGGAAAACAGAAGACACCGACAAGTTCTTTTACGAAATTGAGGAGAAAAAAAATGATTAAAAGAGTAATAAACAGAGCAACAAATCTGTGGAGAAGATGGGTTGTAGCACCAATTAAAAAGATTTGGAGTTGGTTAATAAGCTGGATTAAATAATATGACAGTGTGTAATAAATGTTTTCACCCATGTCATTGTGGTGAAGACAAAGATTTACATGCAGATGAATATGGCATTTGCACCTGTGAAGGATGTGAATGCAAAGATAGTAATGTAGATAAAACATATGAAAACGAGGTTGAAAAAAGTAATGGAGGCTAATAGGATGAACTATTATTTCACAGGCATACTGATCGTTTTATTTTGTTTATTAGCATTTATGAAACCAGCATATCCAGGTTCAACACAAACTAATACATCAGGATCTAATACTGCTATTGAAGGTGGTTACACATCTAGTGCTACTACAACATACCAATCTGGGTCTAGTTCTAATAGCACAACAACAAATAATTCTACCTCTAACACAAAATCAGCACCGCCAAGTGCAGGCGCACCATCTTATAATTCTATGACACAAGACGTTTGTGCCGTAGGCGGATCATTAGGTATTCAAACATTTGGTTTGGGTGTTAGTGGTGGTAAACATTTTATAGATAAAAATTGTGAAAGATTAAAACTAGCAAGAATATTAAATGACTTCGGTATGAAAGTTGCAGCTGTAGCTATACTTTGTCAAGACGAAAGAGTGTTTGAATCTATGATACAAGCAGGTACACCTTGTCCTATAGACGGTAAAATTGGTAAAGATGCAAAAGCATTATGGTCTAAGTACGATCATGAAAGACCAGATTATGAAACATATATCAAACGTATGAAAGATAGAGCAAAAGCTGACTTAGAAGCACAGAAACAAATGACAAAAGAATTAGAAGCTATGGATAAAGCTACAAAAAACGAACAAATTAAGGATAAAAAAAAGATAGAATGGAAAGACCCTAGATGATAGATAGATTTGTATATAAATTTTTTGGAGCGTTGGATAAAATATGCGGAGTCATAGATAAATTATTTACACCTAAAAGACAGAAAAGAAAATGAGTAAACAACCACTTAACATATCAGAGTCGGCGGCTGTACAGATGCCGATGAAAACCGTAGCCTCATTGATAGTGCTGGTTGCAATGGGTGTGTTCGCATATACGGAGCTTACTTCGAGGTTAGTATCGTTGGAGACATCACGTGAGTTGTTTGAAAATGATTTACTTAAAAAAAGTGAACAGGTGCCCGTGGACCAGGAGCAACATTTTTTACTTGAGGATCTTTATAAGAGTGTCGAGAAGATGGAAGAAACTCAAGAGATGAACATGACAAACAAAGTTAATATAGAATTTTTAAGAGATCAATTAGATCAAGCATTAAGAGATATTGAAGATTTAAAAGATAAAGTAAGAGCAAACGGTAACGGAGCACACTAATGCCAGAGTTGATCATAGCGCTACTTATGATTGTCAACGGAGAGATCAAGGAGCACAGAATACAAGAATCTATGTCCGACTGCTTGAAAGGGAAGAGGGTTGCAATGAGATCGAATAAAAATAATAACATTCAGTACCAGTGCATCAAGTCGATGGCCGAGCTCGAGTCGAACATCGATGGTTCAAAATCAATTAAAAAACTTATATTAAAATGAAATGGTTAGTTACTTTTTTAGTACTAACTCTAGTTATTCTTGGTGCAAAAGCAGAAGAAGTAACAACAGGTAATTTACTTCCAAATGCAGGTAATGGTGTAGACTGGGGGTCCACATCAACAGAACAAATTAATCCAGGCAGTTCCGGCACTGTAGAAAATGGTTCAACAATAAATGGATTTGATGTAACTTGTCTAGCATCACAAGCTAATTGTGGATATAAGTATAGTGTTGGTGGCGACTTTGAAGTTACAGGCACAGCTACATTATCAGTTGATGACATACTACTAACAAACGATACTAGAACACAAGAGATGTTAGACAATGGTATAACTTTAAATAGTTATATTGATGTTGCAAACTGTGATAGCCAGCCAGGTAATTGTGAAGGTAGATCAGGAAATGCAGACTCACACACAGTTACAATAGAATTAAAAGATTCATTAGGTAATACCTTATCTACAACTACACAAACAAGAACAGAGATAGTAGGGTTTCAAGGAAACTGTAATGGTTATCCATCATCTAAGTCTGGAAGTCAAACTGCAGACTGTGGACAATATAACGATCAAGTGATTTATAATAACCATGGATCAAACAAAGTAGATTGGTCTTGGAGTGGTACAGACAACAACACAGGTTCAGGGCAACGAGGTGGCCCTAATTTATTAGGTGCAGCTCTTACAATGACTTACGATACTTCTGTATTAGATGATGATATAGTAGATGAGATTGGTGAAGTGTTTGAAGATTTAGAAGACGTATTTGAATATATAGAGTTTGTAGAAATAGAACAAGTGTTTGAAGAGATGGTTACATTTTTTACTGAGCCACCTGTGCTAGAAGAAATGATGCCAGAAGAGGAATTATCTTTTGAACCTATGTTGATGATGGTTGAAGAGATGCCTATGGAAGAAGAAGCTATGGCAGAAGAGATAATGGAAGAAATAGTCATGAAAGAAGAAGAGATGATAGAAGAAGAAGAGATGATAGAAGAAGAGATGATAGAAGAACAACAAGAAGAAATTATAGAAGAATCAAATGAAGAAGAAATTAAAGAAGAGAAACCTACTAGCGAGACTCC